GCGAGAAAGTTCAACTCGTCGTGTTAGAGTATTCTAACCCCACTCCTGGCTTGGGTAAGGTCATGGATGGAACCGAGAACAAACGTGGCTCCTCACTGCTTGCAAAGGGAAAGCGATATTTATTATTACCCTAATTAATTAATATGAAAATAAAAATTAAATGGATAAAAATAAAATAAAACGTAAAACATTGTTACATATAGTAACTAAGCTTCACGCTCTATTTACCGAAGTTCTCCCTGAGAACAAGGTGGATAAAAAGCTTGCCATTAAAATCGTGAAGGCGACTTTCAGATGGTCTACCTGTGAAGGTATTCCTGGTCTGAAACGAGCCAAGACGATGTCTAATTTTCTAGTTAGACACTTAATGGGTACCCCTCTAGAACAAGTTCCTTTAAGTAATCGATATAGGCGTTTAGCCATTAAAGCGCTTACTCTTAGTACCTGTACTTTGAGTAAAATATATTGAGTCAGCATCTTCTCAGCATTCCGTTTATTTGTAATGGAACCTGTTGTAGATGTATCTACTATTACAAGTAGATTTGAAGGTAACCTGGTTGGGCTGTTAAAGAGAAAATACTTTAACGCCTGATCAAAAGCAAAAATATCATTTAGTAGTGCTATTCCAGCACTTGAGAATTGGACATGTTCATTTCGATGACATGTTAGTGGAGCTGGAGGACCTAATGGGCCTCTCAGCTACACCCAATATCTAAATGATCTAAGGTCCTTACACAATACGGGGCTATCAATAGGTTTATTTACACTATTCATAGCACTTCCCATTAGTAATAAGTGGGAAACCCTAAAAGAGTTTAGGAACACCTGAGAACAATCAAAGTTCGATGGTGATAAGAAAGCTATTCATTCAAGGCTTCACTTCTTTGGAGACAAAGGAGGGAAGACGAGGGTGATTGCAATAGTAGACATACTATCGCAAAGCTTACTTAAATTGGTGCATCAAAGGTGTAATCTTATATTAAGACGTCTTATTCAAGACGGCACCTTTGATCAAGATCGATCACGTCGTTATATCAAGAAGAAGTCTTTGGACATGGTCCAATTAGCTTCGATTGATTTAACGGCCGCGACTGACCGTATGCCAGCACTATACCAAGTGTTTGTCCTCGTCAGTCTCCGTGTGCTCACGCCTTTCCAGGCGTTCGCATGGTGATGGGTCATAACGAGAAGAGATTTCGTATATTTTTCGAAAGATTCGAAATTTCCAAAATCTGTAAGGTACAGAGTAGGACAACCTATGGGGTCGTTATCGAGCTGGCCAGTCATGGCCATTTCGCATCACTTCCTCGTAAGGGTTGCCTTCGCTGCATCAGGAATAAAAAACCTGAAATACGCACCATACTCTCTGTTAGGTGATGACTTAACTATAGAGGGCCATGATGTTGCAGACACTTATTTGTTTTTAATCTCATGCCTAGGCATGGAGTTTTCTCCAGATAAGACTTATATTTCTGAGGGAGTGGCAGAGTTTGCCAAAAGCTTATTTTGTCACGGTGAGGATTTAACGCCTTTTCCGCTTGCTCTCCTTAAATTTAATAAAGATACTCTTGTATCGAACACATTGGCTATTTTAACACATTGTAAAAGGTGTAAAATACCTTTGCGTTCGTCGACTTTGTTGGGTCTTTTCCCACATCGTTGGCGTAAAACGGTGTTACTAGCCGCGTTATCACCAACAAGTCCACGATTTGCTCTAGACTTACTACCTAGAGAGAATCAATGGATTTTCCTACAATATTTGCTCCTCAAAAAGATCGAGTACTTTTCACGATTTAGAACCGTGGATAGTAGTACTCATGCTTTTATGAGGGCAGATCCAATTAAATTTCCAAAGGGTGCTCTTTCTAGCACCCCATATTTGCAAATTGCACTTGATAATGGTAAAAGTTATCCAGTGCGTCATTTAGCGGATGAGTTTAAACCGCTTATGATGGTAGGATCAAATTGAGTATCTTATTCTACATTAGCTTGACCTAATGGTCTTCCAGACATTAGTGAAGAATCACTTGTTCCGGGTCCAACTTGAGAGAAGAAGAAAGATAGTAAAATCTTTCGTTCGACTTTAATCAAGTTCAACAAGCTTTTGCCTAACTACTTCCACACCCGTTGTGTAGGTAAACAGGTAGGTGAATAGGCGTGAGAATTGGTTTTGTTACCAATGGTGACCCCATC